TATTTTCAACAACTTGCTGACGAATAACTAAGAATATAGTCTAATATTTTCTCCTCTTTTTAAGGTTCCATTCACATACTGACTGGAACCTTTTTTATATGCCATGATTTCTTCCATATCATCTCTGATAACATTCAAGTATCTTTGTTTGAGTAGAAATATATTTCTCTTCTTATCTTCTATCTTTGATTCGTATTCATAGTTAGTTACTGGAGTAGTAATATTTTCTGCTTTAGTTTCTCCATCTATAAAGTAATCATAAAATGTAACTCCTATACCAGCAGCAACATTAAGACCTGCTGGAATAATTACTGTACCTTGAGCATTTTTTACTTCTTTTGTTTCGCTATGATGAACACCATTATATAACCAATCATATGCAGATGTGAATGGTGTTGGAAAGTTATTATATTTGTCTAATAGGTATCTATCAAAATCTTGTTGTGACATAGGCCACTCAGATTGTATATTGATAATATTATTACACTGAAGAACTAACCAATCTAATTTTGAGTCATTGTAGAAATCAAATGCCACATTATCAGGTCTATCATCACCTCTGATTTCATACTTAGTGAAGACAGTTGTATCTTGAAATATATCTTCTCTAAGATAACCTTTTTTAAAAAGATTTTTTACTTTGATGTAGTCAGATATCCCTGCATCAGGAAGTCTGCTAACATATTCAAAGTCTGGAACTTGTTTGAAATAACTTGACATTTTAGTAACCTACGGATGAGTCGCCATCACTTGGGAATTCATCATTAAAGACAGGTGTGAGTTCAGTGAAGGTCATATTCATTTGATATGCTTGCATTGAACCATCTTCATATACTGAATAGTTATTATTAGGTGTGTAGTTTACACCTAATGATTGTAAAGCACACTCTTTGAATTTATTTAAGAACTTATGATCACTGTTACCTCTATGTAGGTATTGCATCTGGAATGTATGAGGTGACTTTAGGAATAAATTTGATTCACTTCTGATAGGAGCCATTCCTTGCTTAAAGAATCTAAGAATTTTTACGATGGTTCTAGATTCACGGGTATTTCTTGGTGATAATAAGAAGTTAAAATTGAATGGTCTCAATGCAGGAGCACTGAATAATAATTCCATATTTGGATTCAATATATTCCCTGTTGTTCTCCCTAGAAGTGCATTTGGATTTCCCCCAGTTGCTGCAGCAGCTAATGCATTTTTAATTGCATCTTTAACGTCAGGGTTGTTACTTGATAATGCATCTATAGTATCACCTATTGCATTTTTTTCTTTTGAATCACCTAGTAATTCCATACCAATTCCTGCTGCAGCCATTTGACCAACGTTCATGGAGTTTGGTCCCCAACTTACGTTAGATTGGTCTCCAATTCCTGCTGGTATTGGTAACACAATACTACCAATAATTTTTCTACCTTTAGGTCTATCAGAGGGACCGAATGTACCACCAGATGTGGTAAGACCTCTGGGTACATATTCCAACATATTAAATTTAATCACATCTTGGTCAGTTCTTCCTAGACCTTCAGGGAATGTGAGTGGAGAACTGCCATTAGCACCAGGAAAAGATGACCTAGTTCCTTTTGATGTTGATGAATGATTTACTTTATTATTACCATCTGCTGTTTGCTCTGCATCTGCTGTTGAAGTATCTCCTGAGGCTTCTTCATTAGCAGATTTGTTTGTTTTAAATAATTCTTGTGTTTTTTCAACTGCTCCTCTATAACTATCTCCACCTTGTGCTATTGCTTTTGTTGTAACTGTCTGTGCTGATTGTCTAGCATCAGTAGTTCCTTCTGCAGAATTAAAAAATGTATTTTCTCCAGCAGTTCCACTACCTCCAGTACTTGAAAACTTTTTAGTCTTAGGATCTATTGTGCCAATTGTTGTTTCTGTCAACGCACTCACTCCCAACCCAGAAGTATTACCACTGACAGTACCCTTTCTCTTAACAGTTATTACACCTGTCTTTGTATCGGTTAATGTATAGTATTGTCCTGGTAGATTCCCTGCTTTAAATTGATCTTTAACTGCGGAACTACCGTAATATTCTGGCATTATACGATTTTTTAACTATTTAGCGAGGATTGAATATGAATTTGGCATAAGGTATATTAAGAAGGTCATCAAGTTCATTACGTTGTACGATATAAAGTTGACCTGCTAGTTCATTCCACGAATAATTTCTAGATTTTCTCCAATGAAAGTTCAATCCTTTGAATCCCCATCGTTCTAATGAGGTACAAGCAATCAATGGATGTTGATCGTATGGTTTACCAGGTGTCTTTGCATTATATACAAAGGTATAGAAACCTCCTACTTCAGGTATAGGAGTAACTGTGTCATTTAATGCACCCATTATCTCTAACATCATTTCTTCAGGGTCATTAGTTTCATTATTTAATTCACTGAGAAATTGTTTGACACGATTATCTTCTGCATCTTCTGCAGCATTAAATCCAAATGAATCTTGTTCTCTTGCTTTGGCAGCATCTCTTTCTGCTCTTTGTTTGAGGGTTTTTCTTGGCATTATCTTATACCTAATTCTCTTTCGGTAATAATTTTAAACTCAATTCGTTTATCTTTGCACCATTCATCTGCTGCTTTCCATTTTGCTTGGTTCATAGCATAGGTTTTACACTCGTAGATATATGATTTGGTCACTTTCTTTTTTGGTTTAGGTGGTTTAGTTTGCTTTAGAGGTTTAACTTCTATTACATAGGTTCTAAGTTGACCTGTATTTTCTTTTACTTTAATGATAAAGTCTGGGTAATAACGCCGAACCTTACCATCAGGAGCACGGTAGGGTATAAAGAACTCTTCACTCCCCCACTCTACAATGTTTTCATTTAAGTCACACCAACCACAGAACTTAGTCTCCCAAGAACTACGACAGATAATGTTATTAGGATTACCTTTATATTTCTTGGGAAAAGATGGTCTGTATAAACTCTTTTTACTTTCGGCCATACATAATATATAAGGTAAAAATTATTTATAGATGGCACAACTAGGAAAAGTAAGATCTGTTTCAAAAATTAAATCAGATTTACTAAGACCAGCATTAACTTCTGTATTTGAGGTAGAGGTTCCTATCCCTAATCTTTCGCCTGGATTGCAAACAAATGACACATTAAATCTAATGTGTTCGGAAGCATCTTTACCTGGTTCTTCCTTGGCAACAATGGAAATTAATAATGATTTTACTGGAGTTACTGAGAGATATGCACATAGAAAAGTATTTGATGATAGATTGGATTTAACATTTTATGTTGATGCTTCAGAGTATTTACCGATTAAATTTTTTGAAGCATGGATGAAGTCGGTTGTTAATGAAGATGTGATAGATGCAAAGTCAAAAAATTATTCATATAGATTAAATTATCCTGATAACTATGTTGCAGACCAAGGATTAAAGGTAAGAAAATTTGAGAAAGATAGAAGACAATCTTTAGAGTATGAATTCTTTAGGTCATATCCCATACAGATAACATCAATGCCAGTTTCATATGAGGCATCTTCATTATTAAAATGTAATGTATCAATGACGTATCTAAGGTATCTAATTGTAGATAGTACGGATTCTAATTTCAGTGCTTCATTAAATCCTATTCAGCAAGCAGCAGCGAATGCTGGAGGTATAGTTGGTGGGTTAGTTAATGCTGGTGTAGATAGATTAACTGGTAATGATCTTCTAGGTGATATTGCTGGTGGTGTTGCAAGAGGATTTATAAACTCAAGGTTTTAGAAAAGGGGTATAAATAAAGTACATTGAATTGTATTAGGATATTATGCCTTTACCAAAAATTGCGACTCCTACCTATGAGTTGGAGCTACCATCTTCTGGAGAGTTAATTAGATATAGACCTTTCCTTGTGAAAGAGGAAAAGGTTTTGGTGATTGCTTTAGAAAGTGAAGATACTAAACAAATAACTACTGCAATCAAAGCAGTGCTTAAGAGTTGTGTTCTTACCAAAGGAATTAAAGTAGAAACTCTTCCTACATTTGATATTGAATTTTTGTTCCTTAACATCAGAGGTAAATCTGTTGGAGAAGAATTAGAAGTTAATGTTATATGTCCTGATGATGGTGAAACTCAAGTCCCAGTTACTATTAACTTGGATGACATTCAAGTTCAGAAAAGTGATAACCATGATAATCAAATCAAACTTGATGACAATATTATGATGGAACTTAAGTATCCATCTCTTGATCAGTTTATTAAAAACAACTTTGAGTTTGATGAAAAGAATGCAATGCAACAATCATTTGATTTGATTGCTAGTTGTATTGATAAAATATATACGGAAGAAGAAGTATGGGCAACTGCTGATTGTACCAAGAAAGAAATGAGTGAATTTCTTGAGTCTATGAACTCAACTCAATTTAAAGGTATTGAGAAGTTCTTTGAGACAATGCCTAAATTATCCCATACTATTAAGGTAACCAATCCTAATACTAAGAAAAAAAGTGAAGTGGTATTAGAAGGGTTAGCGTCTTTTTTCGGGTAAGCATGACACATATGAGTCTGGAGAGTTACTGCAGACTGAATTTTGCGTTAATGCAGTACCATAAATATAGCTTGACAGAGATTGAAAATATGATGCCTTGGGAACGAGACATCTATGTAGGTCTTCTACAACAACATCTAGAAGAAGAAAAACTAAAGCAACAGCAGAATGGCTAGTAGCAAAAACCTAATACAATCTTTAAGAAGTGCTCATGACCCTCATTTTAAATTAGAGGGTAGAGTTGGTGGGCTTGAAAAAGGAATGGGTATAGAAGTTGCTAAGTTGCATAAGACATTAAGTAAGTCCTTTGTATTGCAGAGGAAAACTTTAGCAAGAGTTCTTGGTCTTGAGAAAAGAGTTGCTGAGTTAGAAGCACAGAAGGCACAAGTAGAAGATGCAGTAGATGATATAATAGATGATGAAGTACCTACAGATCAAGAAGTAGGAGATGATGATGTAATAGCAGGACAAATAGAACGACCAGCAGAAGGAGAAGTGGGTGGTGATGATAAACCATCTAGTGGAGTAAGTACTTTAATTGATCCACCAAAAAGAATTAAGGTAAGAAGAAAAAAAATAAAGGCAGCAGATATAAAGAAAGGAACTGCATTAGATAAGGGTTTTGGTTCGAGAGTAATGGGTCAGAATGATGAGGGAGGATATTTAAGTCCTGAAGAAAGAAAAGCAAGATTTAAAGGAGAAAAATTTGATCCTGAAAGTGTTAAACCTGAAGATGAAAGTGGGAGTGGAAGTAAAGCAGAAAAGGTTTTAAGTTCTATAGCAGCACCTATTTCGGCTATTGCTGACACTATGGATTCGATATTTAATACCTTGAAGGAACAGTTTGATCAACAAAAAGATACTAAAGAAGATGCTCGTATAAAACAAGAGCAAGTAGATGCTAAAAAGGATGAGAAAAGTTTAGAGAAGGGTGGTTTAAAGAAAGGATTAGAAAAGACATCACAAAAAGCACTTGCACCTTTCCAAAGTATATGGGATAAGTTTGTAAATTTCTTGACAACTATTTTGTTTGGAAAGGTTGTGATGAAAGTATTGGATTGGTTTGGTAACCCAGAGAATGCAGATAGAGTTAAATCATTTATTAGATTTTTAAAAGATTTCTGGCCTGTGTTATTGGCAAGTATCATGGCATTTCTTCCTGCATTGTTAGGACCAGGTGGAATGATATTAGGAACTGTGGTCTTAGTAGCTTGGGCTCTTCCTAAAATTATAGATGCTGTTAAATGGTTAGGAACTTTGCCAGATAAGATTGGAAAGTTTTTAACTGGAGGAGATGCAGAACTATCTAAAGCAGAGAAAGATGCGACTAGTGAACTTGAAGCAGATGTAAACAAAGCAGAATCAGAATCTGGAATAGAACCACCTCCCGAACCTATCAAATTAAATAAGGGTGGAATGGTTCCAGGTTCTGGTGATACTGATAAGGTTCCTGCAATGCTAACTCCTGGTGAGTTTGTGATGAGTAAGGGGGCAGTTGAAAAGTATGGTGCTGATACTATGGCAGGATTGAATGCTGCTGCTGGTGGAACTAATAAACCTGAACCAGTTCCTGCTCAGATGACTCAGGAAGGTTTGGTAGCAGCATCTATGCCTGGAATGCAAATGTTTATGGAGCAACAAAATGCACAAGTTGATGAAAATCCTGAAGCATTCAATGGTATTAAATTAAAGTTGGATAGAGATGGAAAGATGCCAAACTTTGGTGAGTTTATAATGAATCAAGGTGAGGCTGAATTTAATAAAGGACTTGCAATGCTTCAGAATACTGAGGCAGTAGAACCAGAAGTTAAGGAAGCACTTGTTAAAAAAGCACTCTTTATTAGAAGTCAGACTTTAGAAGATCCTAATTTCAAAGGAGATGTAGCATTTGATATTAATAAAGATATACCAGGCACAGCAGCGAATAGATTGTATATGAAAGCACAAGCAGATACTAGTAGTCCAGCAGCGTTAGCAGGATTATCTGCTCGTGATAGAGCATTGCAGATGAATAGAATGGGATATGCTGGTGGTGGATTTGTTGGACGTATGTTTAAAGGTGCAACTAATCTCGTGAAACTTGGTGCTCAAAAAGCAAG